GTTTGGACTGGAAGCCCTCCATGCCAGTCATTCTCTACAGCCGGGAAAGGAAAAGGAAAAGACGACGAGCGACATCTTTGGCCAGTCTTCTTTAATCTCATCCGCGAGTGCCAGCCTCCAACAGTCTTTGGTGAGCAAGTTGCGGCAGCTATCAGATTCGGATGGCTCGATGATCTACAAACTGACTTTGAAAGAGAAGGTTACGCCAGCGCAGCGGTCGTATTACCATCTGGGGGCATCGGCGCACCGCACAAAAGAGATAGACTCTTCTTCGTGGCTGACTCCCACAACGAGCGACACGAATGGAGTCAGGAAGCCGGACGGAAAGCGCGGTCTGGGACTGAATACGCAAGCTCAATCAGCATGGCCAACTCCGGCGGCCCGGGATGGGAAGGGAGTATCCGGTCCCGGTCGACAGGAGAAGAAAGGGAATCCGAGCGACACAGTTCCGAACGCAGCGGCGACAGTTCCGTGGGCAACTCCGACAGCAACAGACCACAGTCGCGGCACGAAGCCGCCGAGACCGCAGGACACGGGAATACCTCTGACCCAGCAAGTCTCAGGGCTAAGCTCTTGGACAACTCCAACGCTAGACGACACAACACAAAGAAAGAGCAAATACGCGCAGGGAGGGAGCTCACTATCGTACCAGAGCTCACAAGTTTCTGGTCTGAATCCGTGGGCAACTCCGAACACAATGGATCACATGAAGCAGAGATCGGACGAAGCGCTCGCTCGGGCGAAGCAGAAAGCGGGATGCTCGAATCTAAAAGACCAGATTCCTTATTCTGGGGAAGCTCAGAAGTCATCTACTGCCGAGACGGAAAATATCGCCCCATCCCAACTGAACCCGCGCTTTTCCCTCTGGCTAATGGGATATCCAATCGAGTGGGCTTACTCAGGGGAGCGGGTAACGCCATCGTCCCGCAAGCGGCGGCAGAAATAATAAAGGCGTATTTATCATGATTTTATTCGACAAGTTCGAAGACGCTCTGGAGGAGGCCGAGTGGTGCGCCAAGACTTACCGGGCGATCTACTATATCGTTCTCTGGAAGGGCCAGTTCAGGGTGTCAAAGAAGCGCCGCATTCAGCTAACTAGAGCGCGGCTCGAAGTAGGATTCGGGGAGGCAGGGAAATGAGCGACGGATCATGGGCTGGCGGCAAAGGCTCGAAGCCGAGAAAGGTCGACCGGAAGAAGTTCGACGATAATTACGACCGGATATTCGGTAAGTCGAAACCGCGTGAAAATGTGGGAAAAGACAAAAAGAAGGCGCAGAAAAGTGATTAGTCCACTGCTATGCGTGGCAATGGCCGTCTACTTCGAAGCCCGGGGAGAGCAGCAGCAGATCGCCGGGTTGATCGCCATCGCAGAGGTCATCGAGAATCGGGTTCAAGACTCTCGGTTCCCGGGCGATCACTGCTCAGTCGTTAAACAGGGCCGATACTGGGGCGGCCATCCGATCAAGCACCAGTGTCAGTTCACGTTCTACTGCGACAGCAAGCCGGAGACGGTCAGAGACCATGAATCTTGGCGAACTGCTCTACTGGTAGCAAGCAAAGCGCTAAACGGTGAATTCGTCCCGGTAACAAATGGGGCGACTCATTATCACTCGAAGTCGGTCAATCCGTACTGGTCTCACTCCGGGGAGCTGACTCAGGTCATCGGAAGGCATTTATTTTATAAGCTCTGATTGTGTTATACTCGCCAGATGCGATGCTTGGGGCGTCGCTACAATTTGCGCGGGGTGCAAATGAAGACATTTCCGAAACACAAAGTCGTCGGCATAGACGGCTTGATTCCGTATGCTCTGAACTCACGGACGCATTCTGACGCGCAGGTCGCGCAGATAGCCGCCAGCATCAAAGAGTTCGGGTTCCTAAATCCAATCATAATCGATGGCGAGAACGGCATAATAGCCGGGCACGGTCGCGTACTAGCGGCACAGAAGCTCGGCATGAGCGAACTCCCGGTAGTCGAAGCAGACCATCTCACCGATGCACAACGTAAAGCATACGTTATAGCTGATAACCGTCTGGCCCTAAACGCCGGGTGGGATAATCAGGTTCTCACGACGGAGCTGGCAGCGCTTCAAGAGCTGGACTTCGATCTCGATCTACTTGGATTCGACGGAAAAGAACTCGCCGAGCTGCTAAAGCCGGAAGTCGTCGAAGGCCAGACCGACGAAGACGAAGTTCCAGACGCTCCAGAAGACCCGGTAACTAAGCCGGGCGATATATGGGTTCTCGGCAATCATCGACTAATGTGCGGCGACTCAACGATGATAGATTCCATAGAGTCATTAATGAGTGGAGCCAAAGCCGATATGATATTTACAGATCCCCCATACGGAGACGATCACGCCGGAATGACTTGGAAAAATGGTAAAGTCTCTGGGACATCAAAGATAAAAAATGACTCCGATATATCTTATCTGGCAGATGTTTGCGCAAACGCGATCTCTATATCAAATCAAGCGATCCCGAAAATGGTTTTTTTTAAGTGGTCTCATTATACAGAGGTCGAAAAGCTGTTTAGCGGATTTGGAAAGCCAAGTTCTTGCTGCGTCTGGGACAGAGACGAAATAGCTGCGGCGGTTTTTTCCTTCAATCCTTCGCATGAGTTCTGTTTTTTCTGGGGAAGCCTAAGCGTAAAACATAATAAATCAAATCTTAGAAATGTTTGGAGATGCAAAAAAGAAAAGGGCAGCAAGAAAATTCATCCAACAGTCAAGCCAGTTGAAATAATCTCTGATGCGATCGATGTTTCCTGCGTAAGACGCGGAATTGTTGTCGACTTCTTTGGGGGTAGCGGAAGCACTTTGATAGCTTGCGAGACAATAGGAAGAAGAGCCAGACTCATGGAATTAGACCCGAAATACTGCGACGTTATCATAAAGCGCTGGCAGGACTTTACCGGGCAGGACGCAGTTCTCGAATCTACTGGCGAAACATATAACGCCCAAAGGGGTGAAGCATGAAGCGCGGTAAGCAGGGAGACGGCGGTGGTCGTCCGATGATCGTATTCGATGAGGCCCAGATCGCTCAGGTCGAAGCTCTCGCAGCGGTAATGAGCAAGCGCCAGCTCTGCGATTACATGAGCGTCGGAGAGACTACTTTCCGCGAAATAGAAGGTCGCCAGCCAGAGGTTTCCGATGCGTATAAAAGGGGAAAGGCCAAAGCAATCGGCTCGATAGGCCAGTCTCTCATCCAACAGGCCAAAAATGGCAACATCGCAGCGGCGATCTTCTATCTCAAGACACAGGCCGGATGGCGCGAGACCGAGCAGGAGCAGGGTAATCAGAACATCACGCTCCAGATAGTGAGGCCAGATGGCGCAGATTAGGCCAACGCTGCCGCAGTATAACTACATGACATCTGAGGCTCGGTTCCCGGCGCTCGTCGCTGGGTTCGGCGCTGGCAAGACGGAAGCGGCTATCCTGCGGTCTATCTTCGGACTGATCTCGAACCCGGGCACGAATCGCGGCTTCTACGAGCCGACTTACGATCTGATCCGGGTAATCGCGTGGCCCAGATTCGAAGAGATACTCACAGCGATGGGGCTTCCGTATCGGCTGCAAAAGACGCCGATCAATCAGATCACGATCTCCGGATACGGCGCGATCATATTCCGCTCGATGGAGAACCCGAACCGAATCGTGGGCTACGAGCACGCGGATGCGGACATCGACGAACTGGATACTCTCTCGAAGACCAACGCATCGCACGTCTGGCGACAAGTTATCGCCCGTAACCGTCAGCACAAGCCGTCCGGGAAGCCGAACACCATAGGCGTCACTACTACGCCAGAAGGATTCCGATTCGTCTATGAGGCGTGGAAGAAAGACCCACAGCCGGGCTATGAGATCATCCAAGCGCCAACACACTCGAATCCACATCTGCCGGAGGGATATATTCAGTCGCTGCGGGACATCTACCCGGATCAACTGCTAACGGCGTATCTCGAAGGCCAGTTCGTCAATCTGACGCAGGGCACGGTCTACTGCGGGTACTCTCGGCACGACTGCAACTCTCACGAAGAGATCCAATCTGGCGAACCGCTATTCATCGGCTGCGACTTTAACGTCAC